AACTCACCTTCAATCATTGAAGAAGAACTTGAGAAAGAAGCTGAAAAGAGAATGGACATCATCGGTCAGAATGGAAACGATGGTTTACATTACGATCAAGTAGAACAAACACCTAATGTTCGAATCGTTGCAGAGGAAGACATTGCAGAGTTCGAAGAGAAAGTAAATGGTGTGAGTGAAGATGATTTCTCAGTACCACCTCCAGCGGAAGAAGATGAAGTTGTAGAAGTTTCTATTCCTACAGAGTCAGAACTTAAAGGAATGACTAAATCTAAAATCCAACAAGAAGCTAATTCATTAGGGTTTGCCAATGTCACAACTAAGTCGTCTAAGAGTAAAATGATCTCAGACTTCATTGAATCAACAGAACAGTTTATCGCTGATCTTCAAGACAGTGGTGAGTTCGTAAGTGCGAGGGATGAAGATGACGATGAGGCCACGGATAGTTCCGATGACCGAGACGGTGGATACTTCAAGTAAGTCCGTTATTCGAGAACACAATCAAGACACATTAAGAATCGATCTACCATGGGACATGGTAAACAAAGTAGGATTCCGTTGGTACGATGAACTACGAGTCATTCGAGACGAGTATAAACTTCTTTTATCAGTCCTACCTTTACACAAGCCAGAGTTATACGAACACATAACACCAGTTAGATTCGTTAAGAAAGGTGGATGGGAAAACTCTAAGAATATATTCAGAGAAGTTGACAATGCTTACACTCTAATAGAAAAGGATTTTATCCCACAATTCTCAGAGGGTGATGAAGTAGAGTTTAACTATATTCAAGAAACGGAGTCAGAGGAAAGACATGTCGAAGTCAAACATCCCAATTGTAGCAGTTGACCAATACGACTTCCTAGATCACCGTAGGCAACAAGAGAAGAAGCATTGGAATAAGAAAGGTAATGATTTAAATGAACTTGATTCAATCCTCACCGTTGAAATTAATACTACTGAGTTGTGTAATCGTACATGCGTCTTTTGTCCGAGGCATGACCCAAGAGTATTTCCCAATAGGCAATTGCACCTTACAATTAAAGGTGCATCGACCATCGCAGAAGAACTAGCTGACAATCAATATCAGGGAAAGATTTCTTTCTCAGGTTTCGGAGAGAACTTACTCAACCCAAACTTTGTAGACATCGTAAGGGAATTCAGATTCTATCTACCACAAGCAACAATAGAATGTAACACTAACGGTGATAAGTTAGATGCAGTCTATGTAACTAATTTATTCAAAGCGGGGTTAGACTTACTCTATATAAACTTATATGATGGAGTCGAACAGATAGATCATTTCGATCAGATCATGCAGAGTGCAATGATACCACAAGCAAAATACAAGTATCGTATGCATTGGGGAGACTTTGAGAAACACGGATTAATATTAAACAATCGATCAGGTGTGATTGATTGGGTAGGAGTAGAGGAGAGTGATGTGGAATCGCTACAAGGGAAACCATGTCACTATCCGTTCTACAAAATGTTCGTTGACTGGAATGGTGATGTACTATTCTGTTCAAACGATTGGGGGAGAGAACATGTTGTCGGTAACTTATTGCAACAGTCGTTGCATGAAGTATGGTTCTCTAAACCTATGAATAAGATACGGCGACGATTAATGAGGGGTGACCGTTCTAAGTCACCATGTAATAAATGTAGTGTCGATGGTTCACTGTTTGGTAAACCATCATTTGAATTAATTAAGGATTACTATGAGAGCCCTAATAACAGGTAAGACGAAGTTAGCTGGTGCAATCATGTCACAACTAGATGGCAAGATCGTATACCAAAAGATCGAAATGGAATCAACAAGAGTTGATGCAAACATACCATGGAAGTATTTTGATGTCTTTATCAATTGTGCCCATGTCGGTTTCAAACAAACAGAACTCTTGAATGATTGTTTTGCTGAGTGGAAGAATGATTCGACTAAACTTATTATCAATATATCCAGTCGAGCTGCAAAATCAAATATCTCAAAAGGGTATTTGTATTCTGCACAGAAAGCTGCACTTAACCATCTCGCTGACAATCTCGTTTATAACTCAGATCGAAGATGTGGAATCGTAACATTGAATCTTGGATTGATGGAACATGAAGAAGTTGCATCATTATCATACGATCAAGTTATCGATACAATCAAAGAGATCATCTTTAACTGGTATACAAGTCGACCAACCATGACAGAGATCACCTTACAACATCGAGAGAACTATCGAGAGAACCAAAAACACAAACAAGAACTGAAAGATTTGGAAGAAGATTTTAAAAGATTCAGCGGTACGGAGACCTAAATAATATTATGTCAGATATAGAATACAACGATTTTGGATTTACCGCGTTAGACGCAGATGAACTATCTGCAGTCGATACGAAGATATCCTCTAGCACAAACGAAGCAAACGCTGTCATTGATAAGCTTGACAACTTTATCAGACCTTTACTTGAAAACCTTGCAAAGGATTCTGATAAGGATTACATCTATTGGCCTAATCGGGTTGATATCATCAATAAGAAAATCCTCGAATTAGATAAGATTAACGCAGGATTATAAAAACCCACTTTACACTGCCTCAAGCTTTTTAGTATAATAACTTCATTACAAACATAATTGGAGTAAGTAATGGAAGCAATATACGAAAACTTTGTTAATGACAACGAAGAAAAGATTGTCCGTATGGGACGGAACCTAATCACATTATGTGAGAAGAATAACATGTACCCAAAGGATGATGAGATGTGGAACGCAGCTGTAACCGCTGGAAACAAATTAGTAACGATCAATACCACATATGGTATGAAGTCGTTGAGTGAATTGAATACGAAGGAGGCACAAGCGGTTTCTTATTATTTGGACAAATATGGTCTTGACCATAAGGCAGAGTCCATGGTATAATAGTTATTACGGTGTAAAAACTGGGGATAGGGACAGGGTTCTAAAACATCACCAAGTCCACAACTATTTTACGACATGCGTGAAAACTTGAACCCACCCCTTCTTTTTGCCTTGACAATGGCTTAAGCTTTTTAGTATAATATGCTTATAGATTGATAAAGGAGACTATAAATGGAAAAGAATTTAGAACAACAATGTCAAAAACTCTGTGATGATCTTTTGACAGAACATTTAAAACAATACCCGACTCTTACGGATTATTCTTACACTTACAAAGTTGCTCGTAAGTACATCAAAATCATAACCAACAGTGGAGACCAACGCTCAGTTTGGGGTTTCATTAATCGTTTTGAATTTCAAAAAGGAAATACTGGTATCACTTTCAAAGAAGGTGATGTATTAATGTCTGCTGGTTGGGCAACCCCAGCATTAAATGCTCCAAGGGGCAATCTCTTCAAGGGATATGCAATCCATGGAATGAGAAAGTACGGCCCTGATTATTTAAGATAATGGAAATAATATTTGGAATAGCAATCACTCTCTTTATGGGAGTGTTTGCTCTATACTCATCTGTAATTGTACACGAAAAGAAAACAGGTAAACGAGTTTATCTACCATGGGAGAAGAGGCCTTGACAATGCCTCTGGCTTTTTGATATACTGTATATAGAAATGGAGAATAATATATGGAATGGTTAGAAAATGCAATTGCAATGTACGAGGTGTTGAGTGACAGTGAGAAAGCTCATGTTGATGCAACACTCGATAATTTATCAGAGGACTCTGTAGAAGAGGGTGTCTGTGTATGTGGGACTAAGGATTGTCCTGATGCATATGCACATGTTAGTGGAGGTTACTAATGGATAAAGTAAAATTAGATAAACTGTATGACGAAAAGTGGGAACTTGAAGCTGCAGTTCGTAAAGTAAATGATGAGACTAAAGTTATCAAGTATGATAATATCCCATCAGAAATTTATATCAAGGTTCAGGGTATTGCAGACGATAATGGTATCGATGCAAGTGACTCATCTGATCTTGAATGGAAAATTAAAGAAGTCCGTGAGGCTGTCAACAAACTGGAATCTGCAATCTATGATTTAGTAGAACCCTTTGAAGAAGCTCTCAGGGATAAAGGTAATGAGATTGATGATATCGAATGGGCAGAAGAAGATGCCAAGTGGGAAGCACAAAAAGCATCATGAGTTATACTTATTACAAAGAGATAACCGATTGGAGTGAGTGTGGGGTCAATGTAAAGAACCATACTTACATCTTCAATGAGAAGAATCAGAATGTTGGTTATATCAAAACAGGCACTAAGGAAGAGATCATTTATAAGAAACCTTCCAAACTTTTTTCGAAGGCTCGAAGGAAGTTCATAAAACTAAAGAGGTAATATTATGTTTGTTGCAAACTTTCTAGGTGGGCCAGATCGCGGTGACCACTATAAAAAACCGATCAATGTTAAAGCTACATTGTATGACTTTATTGTATATAAGGTCTTTGGAGCTAATAAGTTCCTACACCATTTCAATAGTAAATGGAATCAGGACTTCAACCAAGATTACTTTGGAGGAGTAGTATGGATTTCAAAAACGAAATAAGATATAGATATCTTGCATTATTTGTCCTAGGGTTTTGCCTAGGTATTTACAGTGGTAAGGCAATGGCATTCGATGAGAATGGTGAAGCATTTTGTCTTGCAAAGAACATCTACTTCGAAGCTGGTAACCAACCACTCGCTGGAAAAGTTGCAGTCGCTCAAGTAGTCAAGAATCGTGTTGAGTCACCAAACTTTCCCGATACTTATTGTGGAGTGATCTACGATGCCAAAGAATGGAGAACATCTTGGACAGGGAATCTAATTCCTGTTCGTGGGATGTGTCAGTTCTCATGGTTCTGTGATGGGAAGTCAGACGACCCAAAAGATTCTAAGACTTGGATTGCATCAGTTCAAGTTGCAAACAATTTTATGATGGCACCTACATGGGATTTGACCGAAGGTGCATTGTGGTATCATGCAGATTACATCTACCCGTATTGGGCACAACATCTGAATGAAACTGTTACTATAAACAATCACATATTCTATAGGTAAAAAATGGGAATGATTAATATGAGTGGGTCGATGAAGTTCGGCCCAAGTGGTAAAAGACGAAAGACTAATGCTTGGAAACAAAAGAAGCGTCATCAAATTAAACTGGAAGAGTTGAGAATGACTCCAACCAGTCAGAAGAAACCTGAGAAAGTTATACCTTCTCTTACATCTAATGTGGGTTCAGGTCAGGGAACTAAGAACCTTGCATGGGAACTAGAGAAACAAAAGATATCTTCTCAGTATACGATTGCACCAGCGTACAACAAGGGTGCATATCAAGTCATAGGAAAGGATTCAGTTAAGGACATAGGCAAATGAGTATAGAACTTGCAAAACTACAGAATGGTGAATTAGTATATGGACTTTATGAAGAAGTCGAAGCGTATGCAGAAGAGAAAGAAACATGTGTAGATCGTTATCTAGATCATGTTGCACCTTTTGTAGTTCAGAAGAATTTTACTTATGTTGGTAATCAAATGGGTGACCCTTATTCAATTTCCGTTCCATGGAATTATGAAAAGGGGGTTGCGGATGTTACAGATAAGTGGTAGAATGGTAACATGAATTTATTTTATTTACATGAAGACCCCGAAGTATCTTCAACACTGCATTGTGATAAACATGTAGTGAAGATGATTATCGAGTATGCTCAAATGTTATCTACTGCACATAGGATGTTAGATGGTAAACAATACACCGATGCATCCAGTGGTCGTAGAATTCAAAGATGGAAACTAGAAGATTATATTATGGAAGATATGTTATACAAAGCTTCTCATATTAATCATCCATCTACTCGTTGGGTTCGTGAGAATGCAATTCAATATCAGTATGCATACGATATGTTTACTAACTTATGTGATGAGTACACATACAGATATGGTAAGACACACTTGACTGATTCTAAACTTAGATACTCATTAGATGTATTACCTAAGAATATTAAACTAGGTGAATGGTCAGAACCACCTCAGTGTATGCCTGAGGATGTTAAGGTTCCGAATGACAGTCTAAAAGCATACCATAAATACTATGCAGTCTACAAGAAAGATTTTGCAAAATGGACAGATAGACCTGTCCCAACTTTTATGGATTCATATGCCTAGATACGATTTTTATAATGAAGAAACTGGTGAGTTGATTGAATACACAATGTCATGGAGAGACCTTGACGATTTCAAACTAAACAATCCCCACCTTAAACAACAAGTTTCTGCACCACAAATAGTGGGTGGTACTGGTGATCGAGTTAAAACTGATGATGGTTTTAAAGAAGTATTATCTAAAGTAGGTGAAGCTTACAAAGGTTCAGATGTTGATATGAGATACAATGGTGTAGATTCAAAAACTTCTGCAACAAAAAGAATCATCAAAAAACATGCGGACATCCAGTCCAAAGGAAAGAAATTATGACAGAAGTGAGAACGACATTACTAGAGATAACTGATCTAGAAGCTTTAGATTTAAAGACCGAACAGCGAGAAGGTAAAAGATATTACATAGATCAGAAAGGTGAAGCATATCCAAGTGTCACCACTGTAGTTGGTCTAAGGAGTAAAGAACAAATTAAGTTGTGGCGTCAACGAGTAGGTGAAGAAACTGCAAATAAGATTTCTACTACAGCTGCAAAACGAGGAACACAATTCCATCAACATGTTGAAGACTATCTCAGGAAAGAGAAACCCTTCATCGAGTTTGAGAACATCTTACAAGAACAAATGTTCAGTGCAGTAAGACCAGTATTAGACGAGGTCGTACCACTTGCCTTAGAGGCACCGTTGTATTCGACTAATCTTAAGATGGCTGGTCGTGTGGATTGTGTAGGAATGTTCGATGGTAAACTTTGTATTATAGACTTTAAGTCCAGTTCAAAACCCAAAGAAGATTATATGGCAGAGTCTTGGTATATACAAATGACTGCATACTCAATCATGGTCGAGGAATTAACTGGTCATGCAATCGAAGAGTGTGTAGCGATTGTTGCAGTCGAAGGTTCTAATTCATTTCAATTGTTCGTATGTGAACCACAGGATTATGTGGATGATCTAGTTCAGTTGAGAAAACAATACACAAACTTATACGGGATATGATGGTTACTAGAAAAGAATTCAGTGAACAAGTCGAGAGGTTACTTTCAAAAGGTAAAGGAACACCCGATGTAATGTCAGCAATAATAAAGGTATGTGAGGTCAATAAGGTTGAACCCGAAAGTGCAAAGAGATTAATCTCTACACCACTTAAGGAAAAGCTGCAAGCTGAAGCAGAACAACTCAACATGATTAATAGACATACACGAAGTCAGTCAACCTTGACTGGTTTCTTTACGGAGAAAAAATAATGGAAAAAGGTGATGTCGTAACAGTAGTTACAATCAGCGGTGAGTATGTTGGTGTACTCGATTCGTTTGAAGATGCAAGAGTGGTTCTCAATAAACCACGAATGGTTGTTCAATCAGAAAAAGGTATGGGATTTGCACATGGTGTTGCAGTAACAGGTGAAGAGAATCCTGAAGCAGTAACATTCCTCAATGTGGTTTATATTATCCCAACAAATAAAGCAGTAGCAAAAGCACATACAGAAGCAACAACTAGCATTCAGTTAGTTAAGTAATGACGAGTCGTGAAGGATATGATGCATACACTTTATATCTTGGTATAAAGCTACACTTCTATTCTACCGACTACAACTTCATTAAGTATAACGGTAAAGTCAAAGCAGATATAAACTCATTCGTTAAACGAAAAGATAAGTATCACTTTGGTAAGTTATACAAAAAGTATAAACAGAACCTACAGGATTTCTACATTGCAAATCTATCTGTTTATGATCTATGGGCTGGTGATCTTCTAGAGAATGAATGTGAGAAGAGATACATGGAGTGGAAGAAAAGACAACAGAAACTTTCCTACATGTTTGAGACAGAAGTATCAGACCAAATTAGAAAATACAAGATTAATACTTTACTTAAGGTAAACAAGGGACAACACCCTAGACTATTAAAAGCATACTTAGGTAAAGAGATAAGTTTGGAAACACTTTGTATTATGGACGAGATAATCGGATTCAGTTCAGACTGGGAAAAACTGATACAGGAAAAGATCGTTTACCCCGAAGTCCACAACAAGATAAACAAATACAAAGCTTTCTTATCTTACCCACAACAGGAATACAAAACCAAATTAATTGATCTATGCTCCACATAGTAGGTAACGGCCCAAGTCGTAAACAATATGATCTAAACTCTTTCGAAGAGTGGTGGGGATGTAATGGTGTATACAGAGATCATACTCCTGATATACTATTCGTCCACGACATTCCCGTTCAACACCAAGCTGTTGTAGATGGATGTTTAGAGAGAGGAAAGGTCGCGGTCGGAGACTGGAATCATATGGAGATAGATTTGTGGGATGGATTGAAGATGGGATATCCGAATGCAATACACAATCGAACCGAGGACGATACACATTTTGTTGTTCAGGGAGAGGGTGAAGAAGTATATTTCACTAGCTATAATATACCTCTGGGCTGCAACATAATTATGTATAATTACGAGAAGCTCAAGAACACCTTTTGTGGTATTAGTGCATTAGGATATGCAGCTTACAATGGATACAAAGAGATTACTTTAGTGGGGTTTGATGCATTAGACCCTGAGTTAGATTCAGTTGATAATGTCTATCAAGGAACTGAGTTCTATCGCTATAAATACAATGCAAATGATACAGTTAACTACATTCAAAAGATGCAGTTCGTATCGTTGCTTGAAGACCCCTTGTTTGATGATATAAAGGTTTATTTCAAAAACCCTATTGACGATAACAAGGAAGTCATATATAATGAATTATGTTACTATGAAAATAGTAAATGTAAGTGGTCATTAGGTGTGAGTTCACTTCATGACTTTAATAAGATGCTATAAAATGCAATACGATGTATAATACAAGGAGATACTATGTCAACATCATTAGATAAACTACGCGCAGCAATGGAATCTGCGTCTCCAACTCAAGGAGAAAAAAAGTCCTATTCCGATGACAGATTTTGGAAACCCGAACTCGATAAGAGTGGTAACGGGTTTGCGATAATCCGTTTTCTACCAACCCCCGAAGGCGAAGAAATGCCATGGGTCTCATATTGGGATCACGGATTTCAAGGGCCAGGCGGATGGTATATTGAGAAGTCTTTAACGACTCTTAATAAACAAGACCCTGTGTCCGAGTACAATACTCAGTTATGGAATACTGGGATAGAAGCAAACAAAGAGATTGCAAGGAAACAGAAGCGTAGACTTCATTATGTTTCTAATGTCTATGTTGTTTCAGACCCTAAGAATCCCGATAACGAAGGTAAAGTATTCCTTTACAAGTACGGTAAAAAAATCTTTGAACAGTTAAAAGAAGCTATCAGTCCAGCATTTGAGGACGAGAAAGCAATCAATCCTTTTGACTTGAGAGGAGAAGGTGCTAACTTCAAAATCAAAATCAGAAAAGTTGATGGTTATTGGAACTACGACAAATCTGAGTTCGATGGAGCTGCACCACTTTTTGATGACGAAAATCAGTTGAATGATATATATACTTCTGTTCATTCGCTATCAGAAATTATATCATCTGATGAGTTCAAGTCTTATGACGAACTCAAAACTAAACTCGATAGAGTATTAGGACTATCAGGTGGAGTGAGTAATTCTACAGCAGAGTCAGTTGCAGAAGACCAAGAAGAAGTGCCTTGGGCAAATGTAAACACTGCCTCCGTTGCAGATGAACCCGTAATCGCATCTGCAGATGCATCAGTTGGTGAAACTGGTGACGATGCAATGGATTACTTCAAGAAATTAGCTTCGGACAGTTAATTTCGAACTGGGGTTATCGTGTTATATAATGCACCTTTGGTGATACAGACGATAACTCACTTGGGCCGTGGAATGCAATTGGGGGCACCAAGTAAGGGTAAGGGAGACAGCAAAACAAAGCGGGTCTCTCGGTTAAGAACGGGATGCTGTAAGGCGCGGGGTGACTTAACACTTTTTTAATTAAGGAATATTATGCCAAGTGTAAAACCAAGAAAACATCCGAAGAGTAAACATGTCGAACCATTCGACAGGATGTTACGCAGATTTAAGAAACAAGTAGAAAGAGCTGGTATAATTCAGGAATGTAGAGATCGTGAATATTATGTCAAACCTAATCAGAAGAGACATAAGAAGAATCAAGAAATAACAAGACGAAGAAAGATTCAAGCAAAAAGAGACGAACAAGCGTCAATGAGAAAACGATGGGGAGTGCTTAATTGATATTGTGCATTTGTAACAATGTCAGAAGTTCTGAAACCCATAGATACCATCTAATAGGAACCCAGTGTGGGAATTGTATATGTCAAAGGGAAGTAAAAGAAGACCTGAAACGGGAACTCAGTACCAAGATAATTGGGAACGAATCTTTGGCAAACCTGAGCCTAAGATAAAAGAACATAAGAAGACACCTTCACACGGACTTACTCAAGTCCATAAAGACCGAACAAAATATAATCGTAAGAAATTTGATATAGACTTAGAATCCTAAGTCATCGTAGTCATTACCAGCACTTGCAGCTGCTTTTCTATTAATTGCTTGTGGGTCTTCCATTCTAGAATACCCTGAGACATTAGTTTGTGAAACATTTTGGAAGACATTACTCTTAGGGTCTGTATTTCCATACATCTTGTATTCTTCCACTTGAGCTTCTTGTCTTTGTTTCTGTAATTCAAATCTACCCTTTTCAAGTTCCGATGAAGCCATGTCTTGACCTGCTGTGGTCGTGTCTTGCATTCCACTTAACTCAGTTCTGGCGACATCCTCACTACGGTAGATATCCTCGTCTGCATAAGCACCACGGTCAGAGAATTGAGTAAGACCTCTTTGTTTTGCAAGTTCAAGAGTATCGAGTAGACCCATTTTTGCAAACTCACCACCCTCAGCCATGAGAGATTTTGCAGCGTCAATTTCTGTAGTATTGAATCCCATTGTGATTGCAACTTCTTCATCAGAGATTTCTTTTGCAGGCACATAGTCTTCTCTTCCTTTAAGACTACCTTGCATTGCACCAACTTCATTTGAGAGTTCATTAGCTTCACCTTGGAGTCTTTCTGTAGAAGTATATGCATATGCATCACCACCAACCATGTTACCTTCTTTATCACGAAGGATACCAAGGTCAGCTTGTTCTTGCATGGTTTCATACTTTTCTTCGTTTGCAAAGGCCTGTGCCTTCATTTGTGCTTCTCTTTCGACTAATGCATCTCTTTCACCAGCCTGCATGTCCATGAGGAATTGTCGTTTTGCATCACCTTCTAGAATAACACCATTATGTCTAATCGTAGAGTTCTCCATGTCTCTTTCGATTTGTGCATCTAGA